TTCCCTGTCCTCGCCAGCGGCAATGTCAAACTGCTCGTCATAAGCTTGCTTTAACATCTGTACTCGCTGTACTAATTCTGGGACTTTCATAGCTATGTGGTAGGCTAACCCAGCAGCTACGGCCGGCAAGAACCTGAAATTCATGTCTTGGACATTCGGCCCTGCGCCCGCATCCTGTACACGCCGTAAGCGCCAGTAAGCAAAGACATAAGGCGTAGATGAGTCTGGTGTTGGCCATACAGTTATTGCCGGTAGTTTAGGAACGTATACCGCTGCTCCCAGTACATAAGACTGAGCAGTGGTGTTGTTCTGTGCCCTAAAGCAATTCTGTAATGTGTTACCTGAGATATACGAATAATAAATAACTTCACCGCTTGTAGATCCAAGCTGGATATAGCCGTTTGCTGCCAATCCTACGGTGCTAGAAAGCGTTATTACTGTGTCTGTGGTAGCTACTGCTGCGGCGGCTTGTATCGCTGTTGTAGCCGTCTCGCCAGACATCCTTTGAACCCAAACCTGGATAGGTCTGGATTGACTTAATTTGTTTGGAATAGTTGCATAGGTAGAAACGCTGATACGAGTGATCGTTAGATCAGATTGATTAGAGGTGCTATTGGCGTTGGTGCGGATCACATGATCCAACAAATCAATCGTATCAACGGGCAAAGGATAAGTGTTTAGACCTGGGGTAAGAGTAATCGTACCCTGGTCTATTGTCCACATATTGATGCCACGATTTTGCCACTCGATGGTCATCAGGTTCATTGATCTGCGAGCAGTACGCAAATCATAGCCGGAACGCATTTCACGACCAGCCCTCTCCCAAGCCTCCTCTGCTATTTCAGCGAAGTCAAGGTCAAAGGCCGTTGTGCCTGTAGTAGTTCCAACATTTATAGACATTATGCGCTAGGAGCTTCTGGCTCTTCTGTAGCAGCTACTTCAGCATTTTCATCAAACTGCTCATGTGGAACATCATCCATAAATGCTGCTACCGCCTCTTTCGGAGCTTCTTCAATCGTTTCTTGAACTGGGAGAACAGCATTGAGTGATGATTCCAAATCATTGATAACCCCTTGAAGATCGTCAAAAACAGTGTTGTACGCAACAATCTGGTGCTGTGCTCTTTGCTTTAATTCATCAAGAATAAAAGCTGCATCTTCGTTGCTAATCTGAATCATTTCTTTTTCCTTGTTTTAGCGGATTCAATAAAATCTGCCTTGGATGGAGCGCCTTTAGATCCCGGTTTGCGCATATGCTCACCAGAACCCTCCGATATCCTAGCTTGTTTTGCATGGATATTGGCATAAAGGCCAGGATGATTGGCCATTCCGCCCTTCTTAAACTGCTCAAAGTCAGTATCATCACGGCGTTTTTTAGTCTTTCCTTTGGGCATTTTTGAGGGATTGATATCCCCCATGCCACGACTGGCCATCATTTTGATCAGCCTTTGTGATGATGAACGTGACCACCATGCTTCATGCTTTCTTGGTGATCATGTAAATGCTCAACAACTTCATGATATTTAGCATGGCCGCCAGCATGATGACCATAATGATTGTGATGATGAACATGACCATTCACCTCATGCTCTTTCATGTGGTGAACCATGTGCTTGTGTTCTGGAGTATGTTCGTGTTTCATAATCAATCCTTATTTCTTATGATGAATTTTACCGCCATGCTTTTTAGCATTAACGATTGGGCCGTCACCTACTGTATTACCCTTCATCTTTTCTTGAAGAGCACGAGTATGTCCACGTTCTTGAATAGCGTGTTCGCCGTGTCCTTTATGTCCACCAGCTTTAACTTTTTCCATCTTTTCGCCAAGTGGGTATTGGCCAGGAACATGACCGCCTTTAGCGTAATGATGTTTCTTTTCAGCTTTTCCACCATGCTTTAGTTCATGGATTCCCATATCTTTTGAATGGGGTTCCATAGCCTCTCCGCCTGATTTCATTTTCTTAGCCATTCCGCCACCACACATAGCATGGTGATGCTCAGCCATAGCCAAGTGGTGATGAGCTAAATGCTCATGATGTTTCTTTGTTAAACCGCCGTGCTTCATGCCGGGCATAGCACCAGGCATAGCTGCTGGAGCTGCCATAGGAGCTGCCATAGGTTTAGGACGATTACGTCCAGCTTTCATTAATGCAGCCATTGCCATAGCCGCTTTAGGATTCATTGCCATATCACCACCTCTTTTAAAATGTTTGCCTTTGTCGGCTTCCGCAAAATCACGCCCCACGGATTGTGGAACGTGCACCTTCTTTGCAAAAGCCTTATTATGGGCTATTGCTTCCATAAAGTCATGTTGTTTTTTACTACTACTTGGCATCACTGTTTTTGTTGAATAAGTTGATCAATCTTTGCTTCAAGCCTGTTAAAGCGTTGGTCAATGTGGTCAGTAATTCTATGAATTTCTGTTTGGGTGACGTAATCACGAGCAATCTCCTCTCTAGTTTTGTTGAGCAGTATGTCAATCCTTTTGACTTCTGCCAACTTGTCCTTTAGAAAAAATCCTATGATCGCCACCAATAGCGACAATCCAGAATTCCATAAGATCATGTAATCCATTTAGCACTTCCACTTTCTTAAGCTCTTATTGATTCTGCTATCTGGATCTTTTGCCGTTTCTGATCCTGTCAACTTCTTCTTCATCCCTTCCATCCTGGCGCAAAAAGAATCTTTCCTTGAGCCACCCTCTGGTTGAGGGGGTTTGAGATTCATTCCTTGCTTCTTGGCGGACTCTCTCCCTTTGGAGTTCAGTCCACCAGCCGGGTTTTTCCCCTCTTTTCGCTGCCAAGCTGGGGTCTTCATTAAGCCATTGCCTCCTGACAGACAACGTTTACCTGAAGTGTTACACCACCAGCGTTAGCGCAAGTAACCGCAACCGTCAAAATATCTGCCACGTTACCTTTAATGTTCGTAAGAACTGGGAAAAAGTTGGTCAAATCAAGCTGCTGCAATCCGTTAGGAGGAGTTGAGAATGCGTACACAACCTCACCACCAGACATCACTGTAGAGCTTAGATCTTGCTCAGCAAATGAGTTATATGAGCCAAGCGTATTCAAAGCAACAAAACTTGCGCCAGTTAAAGATACTTGGTTTGTAGGTGTAGATGCAATCAATTCAACCAAACAAGTTTGGGAAGAATTTAAGAGCAGTGTTTGTGGTAATAATTGACCACGATCAATTAAGCCAATTTGATAGCTATTACCAGATGATGGGCCGTTACCCAAAGGAAGTCCAGTCACAACATCACCAAATGTCAAAGCACTTGTTGTGTTAGATGTAATGCGACCTGTGTATGGGCTTGTTGCACTAGCGCCAGAGCTATAGTTTCCAGGAGTTACGTTACCCCAGATAACTGAAACTGTAGTTGTCGGGTTGGTAGCAGGAATACTAACGGAGAAAACTCCATTCATTCCAGATGGACTTGCTCCGCTAATCGTAATTACATCACCCTGTTTTAATCCATGAGCAGAGCTAAATGTAATGGTAGATGAATAAGAAGTAAGACCTGCAACAGTAGAACTAGCTGGGTTAGAGATAGCGCTGATTGATGGCAAACTAGCCTGGTAATATACAAACTTACCAACCCACTGATTTGCACCCCAGTATGTAGCTGTAGGCGTAGATGTGAGTGTTGCTCCTGTTACCAATTGGATTGGCAGGATCATAGTTGTAGTTGTAGGTACTTGCTGAATCAACCAAGTTTGAGCTGCATATGTTGATGTAGCAGTTAAAGTACCAGAACCAGTTGTTTGAGTTGTGCTAACTTGATAAGTGCCAAGACCACCTGGTGCATAGGAGGTATATGTTCCAGCAGCTTGCGCAGTAAATGCTTTGTTAAGCGTAATCGTAGCGCCGTTAATAGCAGTAATAAATGTAGTAGCAGGAACTCCTGTACCAGCAAATAACTGTCCTACGGCAAATGATGTACCTGCCGCCAATACCACTACGCTTGATCCTACTGCGCCACCGCTTGAAAAAGCTTGTGATCCAACGGCAGAACTTGTAGCAGTCAATTGAGCAACAATAGTAGGAGAACCTGTAACGCCTGTACCAGACAATACCTGGCCAACTTGCAAAGCTCCAGTAGCTACTGCCGTAGTTACAGTTAAAGTTGTTCCAGAGAATGCATAATTACCAGTAGCAATCGTAGCCACTTCAGTAAATGAACTAAGAGTTACATATTGAGCAGGACTGTTAGCGTTAGCTGTGTTAGTTACTGCATAGCCATGAGCAGATGCAAATGTGACCAAAGCTTGACCGCTATTAGGCTGGCCAACTACGCTAGAAATAGCGGGAGTAGCTGCACTGATTGTCAAAGTTTGTGCAGATCCACCAGTACAAGCAGCATTAGTCTGATCAAAAATATCAGAACCAACAGCTCTCATACGGAATGACATCGCAGGGTAGCGTGTAATTGCAGCTGAAGGAGCACGGTTTTGAGTCTTAGCATCATTACCATATGAATAGGTAAAGCCACGCTGTTTATCAATTGATCCTTCGATCAACACAGACACACCGTAGTGGGTCATTACCGAAGATACAGAACTTCCTGTATCTCTTTGCTCGTAACGAACTGGTAAGTTACCTGTACGGCTCCAAGGAGTTGTCTGTGAACTTCCTGTATAAGCACCGTTACCTGCGCCAATCTGATGGAGAATATAAGGTTCTCCGTTAAGAACTACGCCCCAACGCAAAGCTCCTGCGCCGTACCATGCGTATTCCATCCACACCATTTGAACTTTAGTCCAGTCCAAAGCATTGATAATATTCTTATTGCCGTTCCATTGCGACATATCAACAATGGTATCAACGGGTAATCCGCCTGAATCAGAGCGAACTACTACATACATTGCATATGGATTTGATGTTGATGTAGCTCCATATTGCATAAAGAATATGCCGTTAGAGTCATCAAAGATTCCAACACGCTGATACTGTCCAGATACTGATGCGCCAAAGTTTACGTTGGATGCCATGTAAAAAGTTTTGCCTGGCTGATATCTATGGTAAGGACGGCTTTGACGAATCGTAATATCGCCTGGAGTATTGCCGCCACCAATGGTCATTGACACACCGCCAAGACCTGGGTTCTGAACTATGGATGCTTGACCAGAAGTATTCTGAATATAGTTTTCCCAACGTAATGGCTGGACACCATATTCAAAGTCGGCATCATAGATGTTCTGAGATTGAGATACTTTTAATTTGCCAACAACATCACGCAGACGTTGTGGCATAAGTACCTGCGCTGAACCATCAATAGCTTCCCACTCTTGCGTAGGCGTTTGTAAGCCTTGGTTCGCAAACCCAGCGGTATTTGTATTGATACTTCCTGATTTAGAAAAGAAGTAATTCCGTAATGACAAACCCATATAAACCCCTATTAAGCCAAAGAAAGGGGCCGTAGCCCCTACTGATTAGTCGTAGTTACCGTATGGGTAGGTAGTTGAATTACCAACGTTGACTGATGGGTCGTTCTGTACATACTGGATAATGATGTTAATCTTACCAGCGTTAACAGTAGTTAAAGCAGATACAGTCAATGCCAAGTTAACAACAACTTGTGAGAACCATGTAGGTTGCTGACCAGGTTGTAAGTTTTGTACATCTTGCAATGTAGATTGTGCATTTGCGTATTGAGCAGCAGTAAATGTTGCTGTTGAACGGCCAATGCTTGAACCTGTAATAGCAGCAACAGTAGCATATGTTCCACCAGTTGTTACAAAGTTATTTGCAATGTATGGTTGGATAGATGTTACTGCGTGAGTACCATCAGTAGGCTGAACAATGTTATCAATAAAAATGTTCTGAATATAAGACTGGTAAGGCAGTAAAAATACTGCGCCACGATAGTTCGTACCAGTTGCATCAGCAGTTGGAGCTGTTGCTGCTGTTGGGCCAGTGTTACTAAATACACCGGCTTGTGGCGTATAAATAGTAGCAATTGAATTAGGTAATGTGTTAGATGTAACAAACTGTGTAGATCCACCACCGTATCCGGCAGTGCCAGCGGTAGTGTTAGAAAAATCTAAAAGGCAAGACTGGGATAGTAATACTGGGCCAACATCACGTTGTGCGCCAAAACGGTTATCGCCCGATAGAATTGGGCCTTCAAATGTACTGCGTGCCATTATAAGTTTCCTTATGCAAAAGATACCTTGTTAATCGTTGCATCGTCTGCTGGGCCAGTGGCAACAAGGTTGGATTCCCAGATGCGTAGATAATACACCATTTATAGAAATAGTCAACAAAAAAGGGGCCGAAGCCCCTTATTTTTTTATCAATCCGAAGATCAATATGTACCGTAGATTCCTAGTGGATCTGACCATCCGAAGCTATAACGCTCGCGGGATTTGTAACGGACGTTGCCTGTATCAAAGTCACCATCCATGCTGTTTTGCAGGGGGGTACGCTCGAAGTGCTTCATACCGTTAGGTACATCGGTTAACAAGAACCATGCATTAGGCGCTGTCAAGAAGTGATTGATTGTGTATCCTTCTGGGATAGAACCATTGTTCTCGAT